TGCTTCGCCATTTTGCGCCCGTGTTGCGGGTATGCTATCACGGCCACGTCCTTCTGCCAGCACGCCCTACAATCGGCACACTTGCCGTCGCGCGTGTACGCTTCGCACACTGTAGCGTTCGCTGGCGCGTCTTCGTGATGGGGCACGATGGTGCTAGTAGTCTGCCCCGGTATCGTCTCTCCGGTAATGCTATCGGATGACAGGCGCACCACTACATTATCCAGCGCTTGCATGGCATCAATAACAGGCGCGAATTTGGGAAACTTGTGCATGCGCGTTGGGAGCCAATGACTGACCCAAGGCGTGCGCTGCATCACGTCCAGAATCTTGCGCGCTAGTCGCACGTCATACACGTCCCCACTATCAAACCAGCGAAAGTAACGCGAATTATCCAGCGCTTTCACCATATCGCTGACCCATTCCGGGCGCTTCCAATCCTCGCGATTGTGCACGCGCACGCCTTTAACGTTTTTGAACAAGTAATTCCCATCGGTGGCGTAGCAGCCTTTGCACGCGTCAACCAGCGTCCCGTCGGCCTTCTTGCTGCCGGGGCAAGTGTCAAGCGCTTGCAGGGACCATGACAGGCATGGCATTTTTCCGGGTTTGGAAAGCTTAATCATGATGCGTTCTCCGTTGTGCTTACACTAATGGGTGCCGTTCACAGATGCGAATCATTCTCGTTTACCACCACGCCTCCGCGAAGTGAAGGTGACGGGGAAACGTACCGGACTCATTCAAGGCGTGCACAATTGCGCGCATTTCTTCTTCGGCCTCTGCTGGGTTCCTGACCCATATTAGCTCAACGTGAAAAAGAACGTCAAATTCTTCATCTATGACGTGGAAACGCCGTTCAAATACTCCCGAATCTTCCATTGTGTTTGCTCCGTGGTGTGGGGCGTTGTGCCCCGTTCACTAATGGGCGCCATGCCCAGTTAGGAATCATTCTCAACAAGCTCATTTAAGAAAGACTTAAGCTGTTCCGTTTTAAGCTCCCATAGCCACTCTTCTAGCCATTGCGTATCGCGCCAGCTTACTTGAGTTTTAATATCTTCTAGCGCGCGTGCAATCAATTCGGCTTTATACAACATTTCAGCTTCTCCGTGGTGTGAGGCGTTGTGCCCCGTACACTAATGGGTGCCACGTCCAGATAAGAATCATTCTCATTTGGCCCGTAGCGCTACATACAAATGATAATCATTCTCATCCGGTAGGCAGCAAAAAGCCCGCCGAAGCGGGCCCTTGCGTGCGCTGCGGGGCGCTACAGCCCCAGCGCTGCCCGTGCTTCGCTGGCGCTGGCGCCATGCTTCGCCATGTAACGGCGCGTTTTCGTTTGCTGCGCTACGGTCAGGCCCGAAGTAGCGGCCCGGAAATCTTGCGCTCCGGCCTTGCGATGGACTCGCGCTTGCGCGCTGGAACCCAACAGCGTGCCGTCCTTGCCCAAGCACACATCAGCGATGTCATGATAGCGCCGCGCCTTGGCCTTGCGCTTCAGGCTGCGCGCTAGGGACGCTGCGCGTGCTTCGCGTGCCTCTGCAATCTTGGGCGGCTTCGTGGTGTACTCCTCCGGCAGAGCGCGATGGCCCCGCTCGTGGCGCACGTTATAGATTGAAGCCTCACGCATTGCCTCGTGAATCTGGTCAGTTTCAAGCTGATACTTAGACCAGACCGCATCCGCTGCGCCGTCTACGTACTCAAAGGACTCTGCGCCGTCGTCCTCGCAAGCGTAAAGGCTGGCGCGGTCCTCTTCGCTGAGCGTATCAGTGCAGGCGACCAGGGCTGCGTGCGCTGCGTTGTTCAATTCGTATGCGTTCATTTGTGTATTCCTTTGGTTAAGCGTTGCGAAGTAAGCGGGCAGCGTCGCGCTGCACGCGGTAAATGTCAAGGGTTAGCTGTAAAGCCTGAAGCGTAAAGAGAAGACGTCGCAGGCCCTTGGCGTAGTGCTTAGCCTCCAGCGCTGCTTCAAGGTCCATTTCTAGGCAGGCGATGCGTGCTCCGTGACTCATGCTTTATTGCTCCGTTTTAGTGACTATTGATTGACTACATGGCGAAAGGTACAAGCGAACGGGCCGGGCTGCAAGCGATATGGTTCCTTTTTTGCGACCGTTCGTCGGGAGGTTGTTGCGAATGATTCTCACCTAGGTGCTGCGCCCATAGATGGGAGCGATGCGGGGGCGATATGGTAGGCGAGGCGGTTGCCGCCCCGTTCCCTTTCCGCTTCCAATGTGAGCAGTGTTAACATTGCGCGGGCGATGCGAATGCGAATCATTCCTATTTGGGGCGATGCGAAGGGGCCAGGGGGCCTGCGCGACGGGGCCGAGACGCCTGGTGCCGCTCTGCTTTGCAAAAAGTAACTTTTCGTTCCTAAAAGGACACCTATTATAACACTTTATACGCTAGCAAACTGCCCGCAACGCCCCATAACGCCTGCAAATTGTACAAAAAATAAGCAATACGGAAAACTGCATGGGCCGTAGCGCTCTGTATGGGCCGTAATGCTACCCATTTACGCTGTATCTATTGACTTTTGCCTAAAAGTATGATAAAATATATAGCATTCATTAGCTATACAGGACTCAGACGGCAGCAGCTACAGCCTAACAACAACTGCTGAATAAAAAAGCACAGCCGAATGGCCTTACGAATACAGCCGACAGCTTCTGACCGACTGTATAGCTAGCGTTACGTATCATTTTTTGTGTATATGTGTATAAGGAGCGCTACATGGCGGATAAGCCCGTAACAAAACGCGGTCGCCCCTCCAAAGCAGCCCTACAATCTACTAAGGATTTGAGTAAAAGACAGCAAGCAGCAGCTTTAAAAGAGTTTAGGGCTAGATTATTGTTAAACCCTAAGTCACCTGCGCTCATTGAAAAGATGTTTGAGATTGCTTTTGATGATGAGCATAAGCAGCAGGCTGTAGCGATGAAGCTTTTAGCAGACCGCCTTATGCCCGTAGCGGGCTTTACGTCAGACGGTAAGCAACAAGCTCAAGTGTCTATTAATATTAGTGGTATTGGTGTACCGCAAGGGGCGGTAACGGTTGAAAACGCTGATGATGTTGAAGACGGGGACTATGAGGAGCTAGATGGCTAACATAGACCTATCCCTTATACCGTGGCAGCAGGAAGTGTATGAAGATGACAGCCGCTTTAAGGTTGTCGCTGCTGGCCGGCGCTGCGGTAAGTCGCATCTAGCTGCCGTATCGTTAATTGTATCGGCCCTTAACGGCCAGCCGGGAAAAGTGTTTTATGTTGCACCAACGCAGGGCATGGCGCGTGACATCCTGTGGGAAAAGATATTTGAGTTAGCTGGAGAAATCGTAGAGAACAGCAATATCAACAACCTAACCATTACGCTCGCTGGCGGTAACACCATATACTTAAAGGGTGCTGACCGCCCCGACACCCTGCGGGGTGTGTCCTTGAAGTACTTGGTCATGGACGAGTTGGCGTTTATGAAGCAAGACGTATGGGAAGCTATCCTGCGTCCAGCGCTGTCAGACCTAAAAGGCAAAGCGCTATTCATCGGAACGCCTGAAGGCCGGAACCATTTTTACGATATGTGGATGGGAGGCTACTCCGGGGCCTGGGACGATTGGTCTGCGTGGCAGTTTACGTCACGTGACAATCCGTTCCTAGACAGCAAAGAGATTGACCATGCGGAGGCTACGCTGCCGCGCTGGGCTTTTAATCAAGAGTATATGGCTAGCTTTGACGCTCAGGGCAGCGAGTTCTTTGACGCCAATGAGTTTATGTATTATGACGAAAAGCCCAAAGACTTGCCAGGAGACTATTACATTGCGGTTGACTTGGCTGGCTTTGAGAGCGATAGAGGGGCTAAGACGAAGCGCAGAGACAATAGTGCCGTTGCTATCGTGTTTGTAGACGAAAGCGGCATTTGGTGGGTTGAGGACATACAGTTTGGGCGTTGGGCCCTAGACGAAACAGCAGAGCGTATTTTCAGAGCCGTGGAGGAGTATAGGCCACCGTCTGTAGGTATTGAGAAAGGCATAGCGCAGCAAGCCGTTATGCAGCCGCTAAGCGACATTATGCGGCGCACTGCTCGGGTGTTTCGTGTGGAGCTGTTAAGCCATGGCAATAAGAAAAAGCAAGATAGAATCCTATGGGCACTGCAAGGCCGCCTGGAGCATAAGCGCATTCGCTTTAAGCATGGCGCGTGGAACACAGCGCTAGTAGACGAAGCCTCTGCGTTCCCGTCACAGCTAGTGCACGACGACTTGCTTGACGCCTTGAGCTACGTA